GTATCCTGTAATTGTGAAGGAGTTGGCATTGAACCTACACCAAGTTTTATTTTCACACTTGGTGGACAATTACTGGTTCCACCACCACCTTTCTTAACACCAGCACATTTTGATAGGGTATCAAGTTTCTTAAAAACATCTATTCCACCACCAAGAAAACTTTTTGCATCAAAACTAAAATCTAATAATGAAGATATTGGTTCTAAAACAGGAGCTATAATTTCATCCATATCATTAATCATTTTATAATTTGCCGCACCCATAATTTCTTGCACGGCACATGCAGGAACATTGGTTGTATTTTTTATTGCTGATGATAGCAAATCATTCATAGTATCGGCCAATCCTGCAGATATTTTCGGACCAAGACATTCTAAAGCAGCACCTAAAGGTTCCAATTTACTAGGAATAGGTGGTAATAAACTACCAGCAGCATCTATTGGTGATGGATTACCTATAATTCTTTCCTGTATCTCTTTAATTGATTTCATCGCTGATGTTGTAGGAAAAGAATCAGATACCTTAGCAAATTCCTTTGCAGATATAGCATCAAATGATGTTGTAATTTGACCCATTATTTCATCATTCAAAGCCCCACTCATTTTATTCACAAGTCCAGTCATACTACCACTCAATGAAGATGCGGCATTTTTAATTTCATTGGGTAAATTTAATGCGGCATTAGCAGGATTACTAACCTTTTTAAAAAAATTATCAAGTTTTGCTGATACCTTATCAAGAGTAGTATCTTTACAAGGACTTGCTAATACTATAGTCTTACCTATAGTATCAGTATCGGATTTATTTAATTCTTTTGCTGCTCTAATAAACTTACTTCTTGCCTTTTGTGCAGTTTCTGAAAGTTGATTTAATGGTATAGGATTTACATTAGAAAAATCTCTGGGAAACTTATCCTTAACATCTGAAATAATACCTTGTAATTTTGCTGTTGGAGGATTTGCCTCTATTAATTTAGTAAAATAATCTTTCTGAGCTTGATCTAATTCTTTAGGTGCTGGTGTTTTCATATAAGTATATCCTCGTATTGATATTTATTAGCTATGGTGATCCATAGGCATCCCAAAATCAGTTGGAACAGGATGCGATCCACCAGCAGCTGAAAATGGTGTTCTTCTAAATTCTTGAGTAGATATATTAATTTCAGAAGCAACTTGTTCTGCTTGATATGATGATGTACCTTCCAGATTTTTATTAATATCGTGTGCTACATTATCTTTCCAATTAGGATCTGATTTCAATTCATCAATATACCCTTGTAATTCTGGAGGAGCTCCTGCCTCCTTTAACAAGGCTTCCCCTTTAGTTATTTTTGCATCACCAAGTTCAACAACATATCTACCAATATCTGGTACATCTCCATCCATATGCATTTTTACACCTTCATAAACATCACTAGATGGCATAATTTCATTGTTATATTTATCAACAAAATCTTGCATCTTTCTTTTCAATACAATCTCATCTTTCACATCACCAGTAGGAGTAAATACACTTTTTTTAGGTTGAGGAACCGCACCGACTTTATTAGGTTGAATACCTGCCTTTTCTAAACTCTCTGTTGGTTGTTCTCTATTAGACTGACTACCTCCAATTCTAGCAGAAGGAGTCTGAATACCTTCATTCTCACTTGATTCTTGACCATCTAACAAATTTCCTTTCTTTACTGGCCCAACAAATCCAGTTTTAGATTGAAATCTTCCAGGCCCATAAAAAGTACTTGAAGTTCTCCCCAATACATTCATTATAAGAGGATTTTGTTTATTATCTCCATCTAAAAATTTTCCCAAAACAACATCACCTTGTGATAATGCTGGTTTCTTTTGTCTACCAGCAGCACCACTTCCATCACTAACACCTAAAGCTGTAGTAGCAAAAACAATTTCCTCATCTTTTATAGAATTATCACTGGGATGATTACCCATAATAGCAACTCTATACCTATGACCAAATCCAGCATTACCATCAATCTGATCTTTTTGAGACGCATACGGTAAGATTATACCAATAAACTCATGAGTCGCAGTCCCATAAGAGTTAAAATCAGCCATTGAATTAAATTTTTTCATTATCAATTACCTCTATTTCTTTCAGCTTTTCTTGCAAGAAAGGCTGCATACTCTGCATCATATGCTGCTTGTCCTTCTGCAGTGGTACTATCAGCAGTTGTTCTAGTTGTTACTGTGGTTCTATTTCCAGATGTTTCAACAGTTCTTGTAGTCTTAACTCCAGGACGACTATCCTCAGAACTAACTAATTGTGCTGATGGTTTAGATGTATTTTTAGAACTATGCATTCCATAAGAATCCCGTATTAGAGTAAGAGAAGTTACAGACTTTTCTGCTTCAAAATAATGACAAAGTGCTTGAATAACATAGTTACCACTTGATTTTTGATCAGGGCCCTGTTCCTTTTTATCAGTTATTTCCTCAATCTCAAGAGACAATACATCTCCTGCCTTTAAGTCAGTATTACATGGAATAGTTATAGAATATCTTTGAGAAAATAATATATTATATCTAGTGCTTCCAGCAGCATAATAATATTCTGGGCTGTTATTAGGATCAATATCTTCTCTTTCAGCACCAACATTTAATACAGCAGTCTGTACTCTATGGTATTTGGTACCTTCCTGAAAATCTTCATCGACAACACTAGGAGTATCTGGTTGTTTTCCAAGAGTAGAGAACTTTGGATCTTTATATAATTTTCCATCCTTTACGTTAATATCAATTTCAGTAAACGCATATGTTTGAGGATTAAAAAATACAGTTTTATTCGCATACACTCCAGATTGAATCTGGTTCATTAAATTTTGATCTTGGTTTACTTTCAATGATGCGATTTTATAATCATTTCCATCATTCTGCAATTGTTGTGTTGATTGTACCTTTCCATCATAATGATATGTTTTTTTATATGGATCACTATTAATAATATTATCAATAGACTTAAAATTGAATCCGTCTTTAGTTTGATAAGCAAAATAACCAGGATTTGCCGTATTTGTTGGGATTGTTTGTTTTGCCAACATCAAAATCAAATCAAATGGTCGTTTAGACATTCCAGCAAATGAATAAGAATTACTAGCAGTATCAGAATTTATATCATCGATAGGTACTTTCAGTTCATTTATAAGAATATTTCTCACTGAATGTACAATATTACCCTTATAATGTCTAGTAAGTTTTTTTACATTATTTGTCAGGCCTAATTTGGATATAAATCTCACCTGAAGAATTTCCATTGTGGAAGATTTTTCTATTACCTGCACCTCATTCACATAAAATCTCTTATGCTTATTCCATTTTGATGAAAAATCAATCCCTTTTCCTATAGGATCTTTAATTTTCATAAAAATTTCACAACCAGCTTCTAATGGTAATGAAGTATGTAAAGAACCCTTTCTTCCCTGTGTATCATCCTGTGATTCAGCAGCACCAGATGTACTTATTATAGTAACCACTCCTGTAATATAAGGAGATAGAAGATTTTCATAATAAAAAATGTTTCCAATCCTAAACTGTCCCTTTGCTAAATCAACTTCATTCTTTCTATCTAGACCGTCTCTCTTAGCAGCTCTAATTTTAAATATTTCGTATTTTGATGCTTGTACTGACATTATATTTAAGAGATATTAGATGGAACAGGTTCAGGAGTTGATATTGAAGGGCTAGAACCATTTTGTACAGAACCCACCATTTTTTCTACTTCAATAGGCATTACAATTGTGTTAGTATTTATTTCCTCAAGATTACCTTTTAAATCACCAGCATATCTATCAACTTTACTAATAATATTTTCTGTTAATGATTTTGTATTAGGTGAAAGTGATGAAACCTCTTCTGGCATCTTTCCAGACATTCCACTTCCACCACCACCACTCTTTCCTAAAAGTTTAGAAGGATCCATACTCAAAAGAGAATCAAAAGTACCTACTAATGAATTAGTTTCTGTTTCATCAGAAGTTTCCTTTGTAAATTCAACTTCTTTTTCATCAGTTCTTCCATCTCTCGTTTCTTGAGCACTTTCAGATGATTTTATTTTTCCGATTTCGGTATTAGTGTTTGACTTACTAATATCCATTTTTTTAGTTGATTCTTGCGAATTATCCCCATTCCCATCAAGTTCAGGAACTTTAATAGAATCTAATTCTTTTCCAATAACATCTCCACCTTCAGATAAAGCAGCAACATTCTTTTCTGCCTGATTCTTATTAAACAACCCAATGACCCAACCTCCAAATTTCCATAATGCATTAGCAATGAACTTTATTACATTCCATGTAATTTTTATAAGAGGTTCAAAAAAATTATAAACACCCTTTAACTTCTCTATAATAACAGGTAACTTTGTCGTAATCCATCCCATCAAAAGATAACCAAAGAAATTTAATATCTTATCCTTCAAACTCATAACAGATCCAGACACGCTTGATAATACACTTTTTATAGGCCCACCTGATTTCTTTTTCTCTATATTTTTCTCCGCAACCTGTCTTTCTGCTTTTAATCTCTGCCTACGAACCAAAGATAATTTTTTAGCATCTAATTTTGCTACTTTCTTATTATTATTAATCAACGAACTTCTAATATTAGAAGCAGTGAGTTTTAGTTTTTGTGCTGAATTTGCCATTATACAATAATACCTAATAAGTCTTTTGCAACATCGACAACATAAGAGTTAGAAGCATCCTGTGAATTAATCATTGGCATTGAATCTCCACTACCGCTACTATCAAGACCAGGTTGTTGTCTTGCTGAATCTGATAATTTAATAGCATCCATAACTGTTACACCACCTTTTGAAGGTAATTGAAGATTGGAAGAACTTCTCACACTCCGTGAAAAATTCATACTGGTAGCAGTATTTACTACACTCTTATAATCTTTCTCAACAGCATCAACCTCACCTGCTGCCTGATTGCCCTTCATATCTCTCACCATACTACCAGCATCAAGAGCAACACTAAGAGCAGTTCCTGCACCAGGAATCATAGATGCTGCTCCAGAACCTAATTCTAATGCTGCACCCATCCAATCAGGAGGACTTTGTAAAAGTCTTCCTACTGCAAATGCTGCACCCATACCTAATCCAACAATTGGAATCTTCTTAAGTAATCCCTTTCCTCCTGCTTTACCCAATCCTTTAAGCAATCCCTTTCCACCGCCCTTTACTAATGCTTTTGCACCTTTAGCAGCACCTTTAATACCCTTTATTCCAGATTTTCCTAAATTTATTGCACCCTTACCAGCACCTTTAAGACCCTTCCATAAACCCTTACCAAGACTTCCTAATCTTTTTATTATGGCCAGTGCTTGTTTTAATAATCTTGGAAGAGTTCGTTTAACAAAAACTCTACCTATTCTAAATGCTCTATGTACTGCCCTAACAACACCTTTAACAAATCTAACAACTTTTATAATAGCCCTAACAATTTTAACAACGATTACACCCCCAATAAGAACACCCAATCCAATTAAAAGTTTCTGTCCGTGATCTGCTAAAAACTTAAAGAATCCTGTGACTGCTTCTTTATTATTAGCTAACCATTTAAATGCTTTATCGGCTACAAATCCTGCTGCTAAATTACCAAAGAATCCTACAATTTTATCCAGAATATTTTTTGCTGGTGCTGTAACAGCACTAAATGCATTTCCAACTTTAGCACTTATCTTATTAACTGACTCTAATCCAGATTCAATTCCATCTCTTCTTTTAGATTCTGCAGATGATCTTAAATTTGATATTTCATCCTGTTTTTGTGTAATTCTATTTGAAAAATCTAATGCTAATGCATTTCCAATATCTTGTAATATTGAATTTATTTCTACTAATGATTGATCATCCTTTCTTATCTGAAGGATTCTTTTAATAGTACTAATCTTTTTCTCATTACTATCAACTCTTTTCTCTAAATTATTATCCTTTCCAGAAGTATCATCTTTTAAAAGTTCATCAGTCTTGGGTTCTTTAGAAGAAAGAGAACCACTCAGAAGACTTCCTTTTATCTTACTAATCTTTAGTTTTTTCTTATTATCATTATTAGAAGGAAGAGGACTACTTTCAACAATTCCTTGAGCAGTAGCAGTTTTTGTAGGAGTATCAAAAGTATCTTCTTCACCAATAGCAGATGATTTTTCAATTGGAGCAAGAAGACTTGAACTTGCATTTAGTTTTCTCTTAGATACTCTAAGTTTAGGTATTTTGGATACCTCTAATGCATCAACTCTTTTCTCAAGTCCAAGAACTCTCACTAAAGTTTTCCTCTGCATTGCAAAGGACTTACTTAGTGTCTTATGAATCTGAGCAACTTCAATACCTAATCCTTTCTCAATCCCTTTAACATTAGACGCTAACTTATAATGAGGATCAAATTTACCCCTTAGATCCCCTATTATATTTTTATTGTCACCAGTTTCTTTAGGCATTCCGTTGTTGTTGCTTTAGGTTTTCTTCCTCAATATACTGTTGGAGAAGTGAGACATATATTTCCCTTTCCCAAGGTATCATATTTTCAAGCTCTGTTAAGCTATATTTATGGTGCTGTATGAGAGCAAAATTCGTACGATAATAATTTTCCAAACTCTCGTGTGCCAGAGCTAACTGAAAAAAGATGCTAACCCCTCAATTACCACCTCACTTTCAACTTTTGTGTTTGGATTCATTACTTTGACTTTATGGGATAACTTTGGCATTGTTTCAAAGAAATTTTCAACTTCTTTAAATTGCTTAGAATTCATAGATTCGACAAAATCTCTCAATTCTTTTTTTGTACAATTTGAAGCTTCCCACGCTTCTTCTTCATTATATACTTGTTTAATACAAGACATAATCACATTCAATGATTCATCGACCTGACTATTATTACTAGTATCAAAGTTACTTTCAATAAATTGATCTAATGATGGATAATTCATTTGAACTGATAAATTATCATCCAACCTAATAATATCAGAGTGATTAGAATCTTTCTGAATTTTTATTGAATCAATATCAATTAACATTTCCACTTTAGTTTGTCCGTCATCTGGACAAGTCACATTCACTTCAACAGTTTCTCCAACAGATTTTCCACGAATATTTAAAAACAAATATTCAATATCAAATGTTGCTAGTTTATCAATCTTTATACCTCTACTTAAAATACAATCAGAAAGAACTGATTTTATAGCAGAAGTAATTTGTTTGGTATCTTCAGATTCTAAAGCCATAATTAGAATCTTTTCCTCTTTAACTAAAAAAGGTCTATATTTAACTTTTTTCCCACTAGATGGTAATACCAACTCATAAGTCGGGGTCGAAATCTTCGGTAAAGGCATAATGTTTTCACACTTCAGTAAATTTATTTATAGGGGTTTATTCAATTTCAAGCCACAGGGTCTTCAATGAAAGGAGTCTTTTGTGGTTCACCTACATTTGTAGATTTGGAACGATCAGATGAATCTATGTAATAACGATCATAAGCAAATTGAACATTAACCTTTAAAAGGTCTGCACCGCCATATTGAACAGGTATTGATGTCATTCCTTTGGGGAATGCATTAATAAATTTATAACAAAGTTCACTACTACCAGGTGTCCTTTCAAATTTAGTTATTGTTAAACTACCAGTTTTATATCCAACCTTTTTATCATTATTCATAGGATAATTAAATCTTTTATAATAATTCTGATCATCTTCTTTGGTGTATCCTCTATAATTATTATCACCTGAAATATAATCCATCCAGCCTTCAAAAAATTTAAGAACATTATAATTTTGATCAACATAAAAAGCAAAGTCACTCTCAATATAAATTCGTGTATGAGCAAACTGCTGATTTATTCCGTGAAAATTATCCTTGACTTCTGATGTTGCAAAAGAACTGGTTGGAAGTGTTGCTTCACAGCACATTATACCAACATCACCACCAGTAGCATAATTATTAGGTAGACTATAATAATCTCCCAAATATTCTTTGAGGTCAGCATTAAAACCTGATACATTAACCTGATATTGATTATTCAAAGATAACTTACTAAGATCCATTTTAGTAAGTGCATTCATCTTAAATCTTGAAATAGTTCCTGCCACTCTAAATATACTTATATTATTATTTCTATTTAGATGTCTTATAAGGGTCGATATCAACCAAAGAATCCTTTGAAATATAAAGGAAACTATAGAAACATCATCTATCGTTCCTTATGGGAGTTAAAATTTATGAAATATTGTGATAATAATCAAAATATTTTAGAATGGGGAAGTGAAGAGTTTTGGCTTCCATATCGTTCACCATTAGATAATAAGGTTCATAGATACTTTCCAGATTTCTATATTAAGGTAAGAGAGAATAATGGTATGGTTAAAAAATATGTGATTGAAATCAAACCAAAAAAACAGTGTATTGAACCAAAACCACAGAAAAAGAAAACACGAACCTATATTTACGAAGTTCGTGAGTATGCTAAAAATCAGGCAAAATGGAAGGCAGCTGAAGAGTATTGTCTTGATAGAGGATTACAATTTAAAGTATTAACCGAAAACGAACTAGGTATAACCCGATGACAGATAGTTACCCCACAGATGATAAACACAATAGAATTCGTGGTGTTATTGATAATGTAATAGGAACAGAAGACCCAGATGATTTAATGTTAGAATTAATGGATGCTGTTAGTAATACAGAAGTATCAGTTCCAGAAGCTGGAAGATACTATGCTTTTGTATATAATCCAAAAACTCCCAATATTCAATATGATGCACATCCATTAGTTGCGGTTACTAATATACTTGAATGGGGGTTTAAAGGATTCAATTATCACTGGGGTCAAATGAGACAATATACTTGGCAAGAAGTGGTTGGTAGAGTGTATGAAATCTATCCAGAAGAACTTGCTGATGCTCAAGAAATACCTTTTCAGAAAATACGTCTAAATAGTTAAAAATATAGGTCGATACAAATATGGGATATCGTAGCAAGAGAAAGGCAGAGAAAGAAAGATTAGCTCAAATAAGAGAAAGTAGAGAAGCACGTGCAGCTTTAAAAAAGAAATATGGTAGTGGTGGTCTTCCTTCAAGTTATAAGCAAAGTGAAGAGAAGGCATTTGAAAAAGCAAAAGAATGGAAAGCAGCAAACCCAGAAGTAACACATCTAAACGCTTTTGGTCTAACCAGAGATGGTAAAGATAGACATGGTAGGAGAGAAGAATTACCAAAGAATTTAAGATATCCTTATAGTACAATTGATAGTACTCAAGACTTTATAAAATTTTCAATTTTTAAATACCGTAGAGGAGCATTAGTAACAAGAAGTGATGATGATTTAAAATCGAAATTATTAGGTTCTATACTTCTTCCTATTCCTGCTAATCTTGTTGATTCTAATAATGCAAATTATAAGCAAGGGGATATGAACTTCTTGCAAGAAGCAGGAATGAAATTTGGGGCAGAAGCTTTGTCAGGCCAAATGGAAAAAGCAGGAGGAACAGTTAATGACCTTGTTGGTAGCATAGCAGGTAATAAAAATTTAATTAAAAATTATTTTGCTACACAAGCAATGAATAGTATTGGTGGCAATTTATCTCTAGACCAAATATTAGCAAGAAGTAGTGGTCAAATTATAAATCCAAATATGGAATTATTATTTTCTGGCCCTTCATTAAGAAATTTTAGTTATCAATTTAAATTTACACCAAGATTTCAAAAAGAAGCAGAATCTGTTAGAACCATCATTAAAGCATTTAAAAGAAATATGGCTCCAAAAGGTGCTGGTAGTAATTTCTTAAAGACTCCAAATATATTTGAAATTCAATATGTTGGTGATGCAGCAGATTACTTAAATAGAATAAAATTATGTGCTCTTAAAAATGTTGCTATGAATTATACGGGTGATGGAACTTGGGCAACCTATAGTGATGGTTCACCAATTTCAATGACTATGACACTTGCATTTACAGAATTAACACCAATTTATAATGAAGATTATCTTGATTATGATAATCACGACGACGGAGTAGGTTACTAAAATGGGATATTTCAGAGAGTTACCAAATTTAGAATATCAGAATTTTTTATCTGATAGCATTTCTTCTCAAAGTTACTTAGAAGTTAAAAACCTATTCAGAAGAAATAAAATACGTGACGACCTACAAGATGTCTTCACCTTATTCGACAAATATCAAATAAGAGAAGGAGCACGACCTGATACGATTGCCGAAGAAATATATGGAGATGCTGAATTAGATTGGGTTGTATTAATTACTGCTGGTATTATTAATGTTAGAGATGAATGGCCTTTGTCGGATAGAGACCTATATTACTTTGTAGAGAATAAGTATGGTCTTACTGAGATGAATAACACTAAGTATTATGAAACCAAAGAGGTTAAGGATTCATTGGGAAGATTAATTCTCCCTAAAGGTAAGGTTGTAGATAATAACTTTACAATGACTTATTATGACAGCAAACTGGCAAATAATGTAACCACTGCTTCAACTGATATTCAAGGTATTACTAACTACGAATATGAAGTTGACTTAAACAATAAGAAAAGAAATATATATCTCTTAAAACGAATGTATCTACAACAGTTCCTTAATGATATGAGGGACATAATGATTTATCAACAGTCTTCAGAACGTATTAATGACCGACTGATAAGAACTGAAAATACAAAGGTCACAATGCCGACATAAAAAAAGACCCCCGAAAGGGGGGTCTTTTTATTTTAACCTTCTGCTAATTTAGCAAAATATGATAACGTATCATCATCATCTTCAGTAGCAGGTGATGCTGTTGTAGTAGCAGTAACTAATTGCTCTGCTGAACCACGATCATTATCTTCATCAATGGTTTCTGCATCTTGACGAGCAGGAGCTTTATTACCAAGAACATAACCAAGACGCTTCTTCAAATCTTCATAAGACTTAAACTGGTCTGGTGCTACGAAATCTTGGAGAGAATTCTCTTTCTTCCATAGTGCTTCCATTGCATCATCGTCATCCAATATTGGAGTGACGGCAGTAAACTCAGAAGAGTCATAGTTACGATATCCAGCAACGTTCTTAGCTTTAAGTTTAAAGTTAGCACCCTGCCAGAAATCAAATGGATCAATTGCTTCCTCATCCTCAAACTCAGGCTGCATTGCTGCAGTTAGTTTGTCAAAGATTTTCTTCCCATACTTATATAAGAATACTTTACCTTCGTTTTCAGGATTAGCAGGATCCTTCACAACATAGATGTTACTGATGTATGTAAGTTTACGCTTCTGCTTACGAGCAGCATCTTTACCTGCATCTGTTCCATTGTTCCATAGAGTAGTATTAAACTCAGAAACTGGATCTTTCTGCCCTAAAGTGGTAAGAGAGTTCTCAATATACCAACCGCCAGGCCCTTGGAAGGCATGGGAGTATAGTTTTACAAATGGTAAATCTTCACCATCTGGTGCAGGAAGAAAACGGATAACGGCATAACCATTACCTGATTTATCACATTCTAATTTCCACAAACGGTCATCACCGTTTCCATTAGTGTTATTCATTTTTTCAACTTCTTTCACAAGTTTCTGTGTAAGAGAGCCAAGTTTTGATTGCTTTTTAAGATTAGCAAACGACATAGATTACCTCGGATTAATTGGATTCGTTGGATTGGTTTTATTATAACAAAAAAATCAATATCAGTCAATAGACCCTTCTAATGTCTGGATTGTTTGACGCATAGTATCAAATAATACATCCATACTAGTGCCAGGTTTAAATCCCATAACTGTAACAGATTTCTCTATTTGGGATTTTAATTCCTTAGCTGTTGGGTCATCAGATAAAGCTAGTCTTGTATACATAACTCTTTGTTTATCGAGTAGTATTTTTAGACTTTCAATATGTTCCTTTCTACCTTCACGAGAAAGTGATGGAAATGTAAAGGCATCTTTATAGATGTCTTGTTGCATTTTATTAATTTCCTCCAGTTCTTCCTGGACGATTTCAGAATCAAAAAAATCACTCATTGATTAAATCCCGTAAAATTTTTTTATATTGGAACACATTAATATTTATGAAAGGAATGTACTTTTTTAACTTTAAACTGACGGATTCCCACACTGGATCTTTTAACTTTTTATCAAAATTTTGTACGAAAGAAAAAATCCTTTCCAGTATTGTAAGTGTTTCTAACGACATCTCCCCACCCAAATATTTTTTCAATATTGGAGGATGGCCTTTCGAGCAATCGAATACTTCGTTCAAGTTGTTGTCCGATAGCAATTCGTTGCTTTGTTCTTTGAATAAGTAAGTCAAACTCTGCTTTCTTTTCATCCATTGTGAATAATTTCGTTCTCCTGAATTAATAATTTCACCAATCCATAAGTTTTGTGGATTGTCTGTTGATACAAAATTTGCTAAAAGAAAATTCTGTATCTCTTCATCAGAATATTTTCTGGAAGTTTTCTCAAACCAATATTTGTCCTTTCGTCTATTGAAAGATGCTATAGTAGCTCTTGACTTACCTCCATATTTAAAAAAGTCATACTTACGATTTGTAAAATGACTCTTCATAGAGAGATAAGTTTGATATGTCTCATAAGGAGTCACGTTCATATAGGAAGTTTAGCCCTTGATGTCTTTTTCATAAAGTTAAGTTCTTGTGCATCCCATTTTAATTTTTCTTTGAGTGGTTTAGAGATTAACTTTGTAACAGATTCGATTTCAAGACCATTAATTTCACAATAATGACAAATAGCGTCAATATAATTCATTTCTTCCTTTGCGACTATCCCTTCTATTTCAAGGGCAAATTTAGATGGTGTAAGAAATTTACTTTCTATTACTTTTTCTAGTTCTTTATTTGGTTCCATAGAGCTCCATTTTATCTCCAACAAACTTTCTAATATATTCTCCGAGGAGTTTGATATACTTTGATTTGTCGGATTCTTCGTAGACGACACATTCTCCATTTTCACAAGCCATAATGATTACAAGTTTTTTTATCGAAATATCTTTCATCTCATACAACATACATCCATATGCCATTGCTTGAACAAAATAATGTTCAATCCAATTTCTTGGTTTAGGTTTTTTAGATGTTTTAAAATCTATTATTGATAACTCTCCATCATATTCTGCAATACAATCAACAGTTCCAGCAATACCTAGTTGCCTACTATATAGCGGGCCTTCTAGGGCATAGATATTATCAATTTTATTCAATTCTCCCTTTGATATCTTAAATAAGAAATCAGATATTGGTGGAACTTTAGGAAGGACTTCATCATTTTTTAGATAATGTTCTGTAAGAGTATGCATATCAGTTCCACGGGTTGTAGCCGCTTTCGTGATTTTATCTGCTGTCTCATTACCTACCTTTTTTCTCCAGTTAACAAAAATCTCTTTATTAAAGTGACTGGTTACAGAAGTGATAGAAACCAACTTGATTAATTCATCTTCCTCTGGAATAGAATAATAACGAACTCCATCTATAGTCTCTCTTTTGAGAGGTTCAAGATTCAAATCAACATGATTAAACATTAAAGACCCATTTCAATTTTGGCGGTAAGATATTCTTTAACAAGTCCAGAACGAACTATGTCGCCAATACCAAACTCTATTATATCAAAAGATGGCATTTTACGCAAGACGTTCATAAAATCAACAATACCATTACGATCATTAGTTTTAACTAAATCAGACTGACTGGCATCACCACAAAACATAATTCTGGTATTTTCACCGACTCTGGTAATAATACTATCCAATTCGTGGAAATTTAAGTTCTGAAACTCATCTACTATTACAATCGAATTATCTAATGTAGTTCCACGTAAAAACGATGTACTCCAAAACTTGATACTATCCTGTGATTTAAGATTACCATAAAGCATCTCAAAATCAGCATCAGAGGGCATCTGAAACATATACTTCACCATATTCTTATAAGGAATTTGGTAGATATCTGCCTTATCTTCGTGGTCACCAGGTAAGAAACCAATCTCTCTGGTAGCAACTAATGAACGAACCAAATAGATATGCTCATAAGGTGTACTTTCATTCAAAACATCCTTAACAGCATTATATAATGAAATAAAGGTTTTTCCAGTTCCAGCACAACCATAAGCAACCAAATGCTTACCATCTTTATAGGATTTAAATAAGTTTTTTTGATTATCATTGAGTGGTTCAATATCCACCAAATAATCAGCACTCAGAGGTTTTTTCCTCTTCATCTGCTTGGCAGTTAAACCAACACCAATAGGTTGTTCACTATTAGCTCTTTTTCTTCTTGCCATTTTAGGTGAGTTTTTTTACTTTAGAACCAGGTGCTTTAGATGCTTTATGAAGAACCTCATTCCATCCTGGTTTTGTCTTACGTAATGTATCTCTCCAATCTCCGACTTCGGCAGCCATTGGACAGGTGGATGGATCACTCCAATCCCTCTTCCAATCTGGATTATCTTCACACCATTTACTCCACTCTGTTATACTCATTTTTACTTCTTTCTGTTCACCAGTTTCTTTGTGAACCACAGGATATGTTGCCATAACTATAATATATTGTAAATTTATTTAGACCCACTCAAGAGCTTCTGATACTGCAGGGAATTGTTCGGTAAATACCTTTCTACATCCCTCTGCTATCTCCATATGCTCTTTTTGTGTTCCGTGTGCTGAACGTAGATTTATGTAATGTATCCAAGAACGGCAAGAACCAGTCATATAGATTCTGGTAGGAGTGCAGAGAGGTAATACCATTCTTGCACATTCCTTAGCCACACCCTGACTCAACATTTGCTCATAAAGTGCCTTTGAAGAGCTAAACAGGGTAATCATCTGTTTTTCGAATTTTTCAACTAATTCAGGTTCCAAGTCATTTGTAGAATTTTGACGATTCTTCAAATCTTGCTTACGAAGCTCTGGAAGGTCAATATCACCCAATGCAGTGCTTGCGGCATATCTTTGTGAAAACTCCTGAAAAGTGAAACTCCTATGTCTTAGGATTTGTGCCGCAATAGCACGAGTAGTCTCAATTTCCAAAGTCATGGAAGATTGCTCAAAAACACTCCAATGGTTATGTTTGATACAATATTTCAAAAGTCCTGCATATTTCTCATTATCCTGATTTGATGGATTCGACACTCTGGCAATATATGCTATTGTCTGCTCTGCGTCAGGAGTGATGCTTATAAGTTTTACAGTCATTTTTTACCAAATCCTTCAGGTTTTGTTTTTTTAGTTTTTGCCACTTCTTCCTCCAAAATAGCAAGTTGCTCTTTCATAAAATTCAACTCTTCAACATCATATAAGTGATCCTGCCGAAGTGCTTTTCTGAGACTTTTCAATAAATGCTTAGACCTCATCCGTCATCATCCTCAAAAACTTCATCATAATCTCCAAATCCTGGATATTTTGTTCTATCGAAAGATGTTTCGTAGGATGTTTTATAAGCATCTACATCAGAATAGACTTCTGCTTTAAGAGCATCAACCAATAGTTCTAAATTGCGAACAATCAATTTTAGTTTTTCTCTTTGTGGTTCCATAATTTTTATATGGTATTTATATATTTTACATAAAAAAAGGAGGACTGTCAATAGCCCTCCTTTAAACTTATTCAGTTGTAATTAAGCAACAGTAAGCCCAGCGTCTAGATATGAAGGTAAAACTTCATCTGCTTTGCTGTTTTCC